GATAAGGCTAATCTATCTGAAAAGGAATGGATGCAGCACGCTTATGAGGAAGCTTTGGACTTTGCTATCTATTTAAAACGAATGATGTCAAAAAAATGACATTAGCACCTGATATCAAAAGAGTGGCATTGCGCCACTTTTTTTTTGCTTTTAATTGTTCAGTTAATTGTGTATTTAGGTTGACATTTTGCTGCTCTAATTGTGCAATATATCGCACATTATGCTCATTTAATTGTGCATATGTATGAATTATGCTACGATTATTCTTATCTAATTCAATATAATAATCCAATGACCTTACACCCAAGACAATTAACCGTCTTTCAATGCTCAAAGAATCCAGCCCCTTCCAGTTCAATGAGTCTTTGAATTGCCCTTGCGTATGCGCTATCAATGGCAACGCTATCAAGAAGGTAAATAGTATCAATGTCCTTTTCATAAATCGTTTTTAATTTGGTGCGTTCAATGGTTAGCGTGTCTATTGTCCGCAAATATGCGGTGATTGTATCCGAACTGGTTACAATTTGTACCCTACTTGAATCAGGTCTGCAAATTAAAATACCAATGGCAATGCCAATGCTAATAGATATTACCTTGATTAATACGATAGTTCTTAACGTGAAATTCTTTTCCATTGCCTCTTGTGATTATTGCAAATCCGTGATTGTATTTACTATATGGATTGTAGTCAGGTGACAATTCAGATAGACACCCCACACCCCAGCACGTTATCACCTTTCCATTTACATCCCTTTCAGTATGCTCAGCAGTTTGGTGGTGATGTCCGCACATTGCATTTGCTTTTGTCTTTAAGAATAACCCACGTGCAACGTTAACTGATGGGATAAATTGCTTTCCGAATTCGTGGCCGTGAAATATAGATAGACCGCCTACATTCAATTTGTTTTTACCTTCAATCCACTGCACGTTATTTTTATCAAGATGGCAAAGTGATGCGAAATCGAATGCATCAATGTCGAATAGTTCAGGTGCTTTCACTCTCATATATCTCCAGTAGCGTTCTTCGTGGTTTCCTTCCTTGTAAATGATTTCCGCTTTCGGGAAAGTTTGTCGCAATTCGGAAATGAAAGTACGCATCGCATACAACTCATCCTTAAATTTTCTTTTCTTTGGGTCTTTCACAAAGTCAGAAATCATATGGCAGTCAAGTGCATCTCCATTCAATACAACTGTATCGACTCCTTCGTCTAATCCAGTTTGGATAGCTACTGAAATTGCATCAATGTCGTGGTATGGAATGTGAATATCGGATAGAATTAAAATCTTTTTTCCTTTGATGTCAATGTGCTTCCTTCCTTTTGCATATGACTTTGGTAACTTGAATGGGTTACGTGGTCTTTCCTCTGATGTGTACAATGATTTATCAGTTGTTTGTTTTCGATTCATTACACCATTTTTGCCTTCAATTCTACGCAATATACTCCTTGCATCTTCTACTCCAAGGAACATTTCAAAATGTTCTTTGCTTAACTTCTTTGCCAAAGTTAAAGTTGGTGTGTCTGGAAAACGCTCACGCAATTCTCTTGCGATTTTTGTTTTTTGACTTTCTGCCATATATTTTAGAATGGTTGGTATACTGTCCTACCACCACTCTTGACCGCACGTAACACTTGACCTCTATTTCCATCCTTATTGAAACTTACGTGAACCCAAGAAGGTGCGTTCTCACTTCCAAACTCCCATATGAGTTGGTCAAATGTACAATTATTTCTGATGTAATCAAATATCTCTTTGTTATTTATGCCACCGTGAATATCCGCATCGATATCCAAAGCTTTACCCTCCATATGGCTCGATGACTTACTCCCGCCAATACGTGTATTAAGTTCACGGCTTCTGAACCCTGACGAGATACCAATAGGCTTTCCGAAATGTTCACGCACCTTATCAAAAATGTTGGTGCAAACTAACTTCAGATTACCCAATTGTTCAGCATTTGGAACGTTACCAATGCGCAAGGCTTGTGCTTGGTTGCTATGCGTTACCTCTTTATAGCTTACGTATTTACTTATCTTTTCCATCAGTCATCGCATCGGTTATATCTTCACTCTTTCTACCTATAATGGTCTTAATCTTACTCCACAAATCTTTTCCAGTCACTGACTCAATTGATTCTATAATTGATTTGAATTCAATGATGGCTACCACGGTTGCTATCAACTTTGTAATGGGGATAAGTTGCTCTATTATGTAGGTCTCAATTAAGAATCCGCTAACGATTGCAATTTGATACAACATCAATTTAGTTACTGTATCACTCATCCTGCGAGATCTAATTCGCTGACCTAATTTGATAGCTTTCCACACACCAACAACCATATCCATAGCCACCAAAAAACCAATGGTAATCATCAGTTCTTTGATAGGTAAAAAGACCGTTGCAATACCCAATAGCCACAACTTAACCTTCATCTTTTCTCTTGCTTTTTGAGATATTGTTTTAAAAGTTTTTCGTACTCCTTTCGTTTTAATACGATGGAGGGAGAAAGTCTTTTATTGACCATTGGTTGCGCCATTGTCTATATGAATTACTGATTAAAAAATTACTCTTGCCGTATGGGTTTCTATCGGGGAAAATATTGTTGTCGGTATTGTTGGTATATTCGGGAAACAACGTTGAATTATAGCACAAATAATCCACCATTCTTTTGGTATACCAACGTGCGTTTTGTCTTGCAGCTTCTTTGAGTGACTCCATTTCTGATTTAGTAACTGGAGTGGTATCTTCACTTTGTCTGCTTACCAAGTTACCGTTGTCGTGTTTGTACAAAAGTGATGGGTAAAGTTCTACCATTGTCCACCACAACACCACCTTTAACACGTATTCATTAAGTAACGTAGCGTAATCACCTGATAAGGTGTTATTGCTTACATCATCTTTCAATTTTACCGTTAAATTTGTACCCAAAAAGTTGGTCAAATACTTATCTTGAGCCAAATAAATGGCAGGTCTGATGAGGTTCGGATCAACTGCATCGGTTAAGGGAGTGAACTTCTTTATATAATCCTCATTGATGAGTAATATCTCTTGTGGTATTGGCATCTTTCTTAATTTTTATTTGTTTCCGAAACGTGGATTTGTGGGTAAAAATCCGTTATAAGGCATATCAATAGGTCTGCGTTCAACTAAATAGTTATTGCGAACTTTATACCCAGCCTTTTCAGCTTTTGCCCAAGCCTGCGTGCGCACATTTGGGTTGTTCAAATCCAATCCAAATCCTTTTGCACTTATGTACAATTGCTTTTTCCAAATGTGGTGACAATTACCACCACCTTTATACAACCAACAGCTATAAGTGTCCGCTCCATTTGGTCCCCATCCCGGATTAACTGCCTTATTACCCATTGCTAAAATATCTTCTTTGCGGTATAGCTTGTCAGCTTGTAGCATTTTAGTGCAAAACGGCCTTGACACATCCGTTATCTTTCCGCTATAACGATAACGTGTGTAATACTTTCTTTCGTCAATAGTTTGGTCTTGCTCACTTGTGGCATTTGGCTTAGCCGTTCCCGTACTCACTTGATGAATTTCAACGGCATCAAAGATGTGTGAGATAGCTTCATTTTCGCTGTCATCCTCATCATAATCTACATCGTATTCATCTATCAAAATCCAATCTTCATTGGCATCTTCGCCAAGTTGGATAAGTTCTTCAGCAATCGCATCTAACTCATCATCAGCAACTACTTTTTTTTTTTGAACTACTTGCGTAGGATCAATAACTACGTTGGATAAGTTATCAAAAATCTCACTTATTTGCACATCGGATAGCATCGGGAATGATGCCTTTGTAATTGCCTTTGCTGATGGTATGGTTAACACATTCGCAGTTGTCTGCACAATGATTTCAAGGAGTGATGCAATTTGTGCGCCATTCATTGCTTGGCTTGCAACGTCTACACTCGCAGTAGTTGTTCCTGCATCAGTTACTACCTCATCAGTCAACAAATCATTTTGCACTATGGTACAATTCGCAACAACTCCAAATGATGCTAATAGTGTTTCAGTTGCATCTGTGATAAGTCTTTGAAATGGATCAATAACTTGACGTGAAAAAATGCGTAATGCAGTTTTCATTTCATCAGTATTACTGCCTAATCCACCGCCATCTCTTACACCAAATAACAAAGGTGATGTTACACGATGGCTAACCAAAATGCTTTCAACTGCTTGATCTACAAGTGTGGTGAATTGCTTATCCATATCCGATACTGGGAACGGAGTGAACTCAACGCCTCTATCTCTTTCTTCGTTAAAGAAAGTCAACACTTTACCAGCATTTTCCGCACCTTGAATAGATGCAGTCAACTGATTTTTAATCATATGTTGTTCCTCAAGTGAAGGGATACCGTTGTTGAATGATGCAATAAGTGAAGGAAAGAAACCATTGAGAATCAAGTTCACTTGGTATTCACTCAACTGCCTCATCTTTTCTATCTCATTTATCGCACCCACGTAATCAGGTTTCGGATAGTATTCGCTACCTACCATCATATGATGAACAAATAAAACTTGTTTTGGTAGTGCGTCTTTATGATCCTCATTAAACATTGGAATGTAATTCGGAACATTTTTCTTTTTACGCATATCACTCCAATCCCGACTATACCACACTCCAGTAATGGAATCATCTTCGTCACTACACGCCAAACGACAATTTTCAAAAGGCAAATGATTTACTTGAGCAATGGTACTTCTATCCATTGACCATATTACCTCCCAATAAAAGCCACCGTGTAGCTTCAAATCTAACGCAGTTGCATTGACTATCTTGTCAATTGACAACCTTTTGATTTCGTTAACTGCTTGCGTTGTTGATGCAGTCATTTCACGTCCTGCAATCATGTAACTTATAGAGTTAACGAGCGCACCGTGAATAGGTGACTCGTTATATAATTCAATTAGATATTGAGGAAAGGCATTAGCCTCTCCGTAACTCACCCATCCTTTTCTATCTTCAATTTCAATCGGCGCAATCTTGACGTACTTCGCCATCTCTATTTGAGTTGCTCCAACTCGTTGCTTTATTTCGTCTATCAGATTAGCCATTGTATTCGATGTCATTAGGGATGGTTAGTGATGGTTGGTCAAAGTACTCAGTTAACGTAGTGAATTGAATAAAACCCCTCTTAAGTTCTCCAACCACATCAGCATCAGTAGGATCAAGGTTGCTATTCGAATTTTGACCGTAGATAATATAATTGTAACGGCCTCCTTCAACAATGAGAATGCTGCCATTAACGGCGTCATCTGCATTTGTACTAATTGACAACGTTGTGATTCTCTCATTCGTGCTTATTAGCGTTGGAATAACCGCAAATATTTCTAATGTAATTTCGTTTTGGATAACCAATAGATAATCCGTGAACGAAGATAAAAGCAAAACCCCTTCCTCTAATGAAAGAAGAAGGGTTTGCGAGGCAGTATTTGTTTGCAAGTAATTCATTTACTTACAAAGATAATTAAACGTTGGTAGTTGACACAGTAATTCCTGCGAAGTTATCGAAAGGAATAGATGTGAATGACTCCAATCTATAAGCCTTATTCTTTTCTTCAGCAGTCAATGTGATAGTGTACCCATTCAAGTCACCTTTTGCAACTCCAGTAGCGGTTGATGCGGCAGTTACTTCAGCACCATCGAAACGGCCAACCATCCAAATGTTGTCGTTGTTATCTTGTACAAAAACAATTAAACGATTTTTAGCAACCAACTCCAATTGCTTTCTACGTGCAGCAGTCAATTTGAAGAATGTAGCGGTAACGGTTTGAGTGTAGAAAATAGTTCCATTCTCAACACTTGATGCTACCTCTTCGGTAAAGCTTCCCGTGTGCTTTGGACAAATGTATTTATAGATGGTTGCAGTTGGCAATCCATTAACTTCTTCAGCACCATCAATACTGATATTAGTTAAAAAATCAGCGTGTTGCTGCAAGTAGATTGCTTTAATTCCACCGATTGTATCTTTACAATCAAGGTTGAATCCTGCGGTTAATTCACAAGCCATATTATTATATTTTTTTATTAGTTAAAATAAAGGGAAGGCAGACCTAACCACCTTCCCTATTACTTGTGGTTAATTAAGAATTAGAACCGAAAACTACGTCTTGGTAAACACCAACTTGAACTCCTACACGGAATCTCATTGCCATACGTACGTTGTCAGATGCATCAGTCAAAGACATATCAACTACTCTTACTTCAGCGAAATCAGAGTTAGCATCTACACCTACAAACAAGTTAGAAGGTTGTGCAGCAATTACAGTTCCGTTGCTCATTCCGGGGCAAACATAAATGTCATATCCATTGAACTGCAAGTTGAAGCTATCAGAAGCTTGGAACATTTGCAAATATCCATCAGCAGCAACTGCTTGGCGATAGAACTGGGCAGTAGCACGGTTCATATACAACTTTGTTTCAGTTGAACCAATCAAAGCAACTGGTAAATTGTCAATTACTTCATTCAAGTTATCGATTACAGTACCAACTGCCATTGCACCTGCATTCCAAGTGAAGTTAGCATACGTACCTGCAGTAGCGTTAATCTTCTTTTCGAAGCCATCAAATGCAGGATAAGTTCCACTTGGAGCGTTACCTTGCCAAATTGTGTACTCGATGTTTTCAGCAACTTTCGCAGCTGCATATCCAATCAAGAAATCATTGAAGTTAGCAGGAACTACATCATTGATGAATCCACGACCAGTAGCAGCAGCTTCCCAGTCACGTGCAAATTCAGCTTTGCACAATTCCAAGTTTACTTTCAAATCAGATACCGTCAAAACTGACTCATCCAAGTTCAAAGATCCTGCTTCAGAAAAGTTGCAAGATGCAGCTTGAACCAATGAAGCTGCGTTTGACAACTTTTTCAATACTGCCTTGTATTTTACACCCTCTTTAAGAGTAACGTATCCTTTTGCCAATGTATCCCCTGAAAGGATGGCAGCGTTGATGTACGGTAACGCTAATTCACCTGCGTAGGTTGAACTGTTAATAGTTAAGCTATCAGCCATTTTTTTCTTTTTTTATTTTTATTTGTACTTATTTATGATTGAGAAGATTCTGTTTTTAGAATCCATTTTAGCCAAGTTGATTGGCTCACTTTTCGCAACTGAAGTAGACTTCTTAACGCTATCAACTGCGGGTTGCTTTGACATCTTTTCGATTGTAGATGAAAGAGTTTCTTTCTCTGCATTCAAGGCAGCAATCTTCGCTTCAAAAGCTTCAACCAATGAATTGATAGTGCTTTCAAATTCTTCTTTGCTTACACCTTCAAAAGCTGCTTGCTTTTCTTCTTCAATTTCGATTTCAACCTTTGGCTCTTCTTCCATTGGTTCTTTGATTTCTGTGATTACACCACTTGCAACCACGATAACTTTTCCTTCAGCAGTTGTATGCTCTCCATCAGGTGCAGGAACTGGATTACCATCCATATCCATAATGAATAACTCGCTACCAACTGCGAATTCAGCATCGGGAGAATATACTTCCGTGCCATCAGCTAAAATAGCCATTGCCATTTGAGCCTCTTTTGTGATTTCCCCTTCTGCTGAAAGTTGAATACCAAAGGCCTTCAATCTATCTGCGTATTTGGAAACGATTTCACTTACTTTGTTCATATCTATGTTTTACTTTTTCTTTCATTAAGTAGCAAAACACCTAATTTTGTTCCCGTTGTAATGTGTTTTTTTAGTTTGTTTTAGTTCGGTTTCACAAGAAAGCCCCCCAAACGTGGAGGGCTTTTTTGTCGGGTAAATAATACACCTGCACTGGTGTAATCGTTACAAGCCGCTTAACTCGTTTTCAAGTTCTTTCATTATCTTTTCGATTTCCTGCTGAGTCATATACTCATCGCTGATTTCAGTAAAGAATCCCTCCAATGAAAAGCCTTTGACATCACCTTGCTTAATGGATTGCCACACTTCATCGTTGTCTATTTTCATCCCAATGCACCACGTACCTTCGGGGAAAGAGAATCCAAAGTTTTGGCTCTTATCGTGCTGACCTTCAACTATCCAAGACTCCACAACCGTGCATCCAACAACTGGAATTTCGTGTTCAAGATTTGAGTTGTGATGCATATTTCTTTTGAGATATTCTTGCGCTATTTTATTTATAGTTTCTTTGGAATATTTGCAATAGTACTCACGTTGCATTGTGTCCACACGATATATCAATTGTTCGGGTATCATTACCGCACCATAGACCATCTTGCGCTCACCTTCTTCAATGGCCGCTTGTTGCACCTTGCGTGTTTTGGATAATGCCACAAAGTCCACTTCAATTGCAGGATTTTCCACAAGGCTCATTGCGTGAACTCCTAAATAACCGCTATCGTCTATCGTATATTCGATGACTTTAACTTCTTCTTCTTTCATATTTACTTTATTAATTTTGATTGATCTAATATCTTTTGTTGTGCATCTTGTGCCGACGTTACATTAGTAGCTAAAACATAGCTTTGTATCGGTTGCGCTTTCGTTTGTTGATTGTTTAGGAAGGACAAATCCAAGGCAGGTGCGGATGTTGATCCACCACCTCCACCCAATGCACCCATACCACCTCCACCACTTGACGGATTTGATGCAGCACCCGCATTGAATTTCATTGCTGCAATCTTTGCGACATTCGCAGCACCTGCAACACCTGCGGCAGCGGCTGCTATAAAACGTGAACCACCAATTAAAGTAGGGTCAGCTAAAACATTTTGAACCGCTTGCACCGCACCAATTCCCGCTTGTGCTAATTGTAAAGATTTATTTATCTTGAAAGATTGTTTAGCATTCAAAAGACCTGATGTAGTTAGCAAATCATTTAAACTCATCAGACCATTTAAACCAGTTTGAGCCAATTGCAATTTTTGTTCAGTTGTCATTTTGACTGACTCAACTTCTTTGACTGCATATTTTTCTCTAATGGCTTCTTCTTCTTGCGCTAATTTTTCCTCTAATGCAACGCTATCTAATCCATATTGTTTCGCAAGTTCAATCTTTGTAAAGTATGAATCACGTAAGTTTTGAATTTCAGTAGCTTGTTCACCTTGCGTAATGTTTTGAATCTCTTGCGCCAATGCTTCACGCTCGGTAAGTGCTTCCTCTTCAATTTGCTTTAATAAATCCTTTTGCTTTTTGGCAGCTTCTAACGCAGCAGCGTTTCTCTTTGCTTCGTAATTTGCATTGATAACACTTATTTCCGTTTGATATTCTTTCTCTAATTGCTTTAATAAATCTTTGTTTCCGTGCGCTAACTTTTTCTTTTCATCGTAAGTCAGTTGAAGTTGTCGAAGTTCTTTGTCTTGTTCGCTTAACGTGTCTTGAAATCTTTTCTCCTGCTCCGTTTTTAAGAATGTTGTTAACTGGTTTTGGTCATCACGAACCTTCTGCATTCTTGCAGCCTCTTTGGCAGCTGCCTCTTTGGCTAACTTTTCTTTTTCCGCATCAACTTCCTTTTGCTTTTTAAGTTTTTCTTCCTCTAATTTTTTATTTTCTTCAGCTCTTTTCTTATCATTTTCCGCACGTTCTTCAGCTTTACTATCGGTCAATCCGATGTAGTCCAAAAAGTCCACCAATCCACCCGTGACTGCATCAATTGTTTCTTTGATGAATCCAAACATTTTACCAACTAATCCACCTGCATTAACCAACTTATCAAAGTTCATCACAACCGCTGCAATGATTGCACCTATTAAAAAGATTGGGTTTGTCAATAATGATTTACCCAAGTCCAACATAGTTGAACCAAAGCCTTTGGCAGCTTTTGTGAGGTCTCCAAACTTGAAATCTTTAACAGCACTTGATACCCCTTGCAATCCTTGTTGTGCTGCGCCAAAGTCAAGTGATAGGATAGATGAACCAATCATCCCGAAGGAGTTGTTCAACCTCTCCAACGGATCACCTGCTAATGTATTAACTCCACGACTTAAATCACCTACCTTATCGGTCAAGTCTCCAAGTTCTCTTTGTACCTTATTAAATTCTGCCGTGCCTTCGGGAAGTCTTGCCAACTCCTCACGGAGTGCCTTCATTTGCGCCCTTAACGATTGCGCTTTTTGCTCTCCGTTACCTTTTACTTCAAATTCTAAAACTACTTTATTATCAGCCATTGAAAATCATTTTTATAAGTTCGTATGTACCCCAAAGTAAAGTAGCAACTATTGCCAAATTGATACAACCAGTTAGCCATTTTGGTAATTTATTTTGGTAGCTTTTGACATCTGACTTGATGCCCATCTTTTGCATCTCGCAAATGTTCTTGAATGTGTCTTGTGGATTATTCATAATGGTATTGATTATAGATTATTTGACCGCCTACAAAGATATTATCTTGTGGATAGGTTGAATTTTTAAGCAGTAATTGAGGTGCAAAAGTTAGACCTACAATATCAACTCCGACTTCAAAGTTTCCGCTGATTGTTTCAAGATTTTCGCTTACAATGATGGCATCTTTCACGGATAGAACTCCAGCACTTGCAGTCATTTGTATATTGAATTCAACCACTCCATTTCCATCAATGCCTAAATTTATTTGACCAATGGTTAGCATAAGTTTTACATACCACACGGAATCATCAGGCACGGTTATATAATTCCCTCTCTCATTTGTCATTGTGATTGGTGTAGTGTTATTTGTCCAATCACCACTACCACGCACTTGAATTATTCCACTTTGGTATTCACCTGAATATCCTCCACCGCCACCAAATGTTACACCTCCATTGATTGCTCTTGCTGATGTACCAAGTACCATTACGCTTCCCAAATCTGAAACAACTATATTACTTGTTCCGCTAACAATACTACCGCTATTTCCGCCACCTACAAAAATACTATCACCATTTACAAAAGTTCTTTCATTAGGCTCTTGGACAACTGTGTTATCAGCTATATATGCAGACTTATTAACTGGAGTTGATTGAGTATTTGAAAGGGTTGTAGTCACATCTGAAAACATTTTAGTTCTTCCACCTATACCTTTTGCATCTTGTGGAGTTGGATAACATTCTGAACCAACCCAATAGTATCCGTAATTATTGCAACACGTTTCGGTTGCTGGTTGTGTTTCACCTTCAGAATCCTCCCAAATAATATTTCCATCTATGCCAATAACTGGCTTTGGAGATAACAAACAATCAGGAATCGCACTCACCATCTTAATGAGTTTCACCTTAACGCTATCTTGCATACCAACAACGTAATCACTAATGTCAAGAATTCGGTAATATGAATCTTTGATGTAAATTTTATCATTGAATTTGAACTGATAAACATCGGCAAAATCTAACGCAAAGAAAGCTTCTATTATCCGTGCATCAGGTGCGTAAATATCAGCTATATAATCATTCCAATAGCGTTGGTATAGTGTCTTGTATGGTGTGCTATCCACATAATGCAAAGGAACTTCCTGCCCAAAGTTTAAATCTTCATCTGCAATGGATGGAATAGCTGTGGTGTAATGACTAAATAAATCAACCGTGTGCAATACATAGCCATTCAACGTATCATTGAATATTTTAAATTCCATTGTATCATCAGTACGATACAAGATGCGTGGGCCAGGTGATGCAAATTGGACATTTGCTGACTGAAATTTAGGTATAGGATAGTCACTACCTTTTATGTTATTGAGTGGAGTAGCACCAAAAAACAACTCAGTCTTTTGCTCTTTTGTTGCAAAGTCATTTTCGGGATCAATCAATAATAACCTACCATATACTCGATTACCTTGCGAATTATATAATTGATTATAATAGTCATTCATTGACTTATATGTCCAAGTGTTTTCTTGACGTTGATAATCAGCAGTTGATGTGAGTGTGATGTCCTTTGATATGTCAATTTTATTACTCCAATCTTTTGCAACCCCTTGCGATAGATATTCTTGAATTGGCATAAAGGTGAGCAGCTTTGGATTGACATCATCAGCAATAACCACCAAATTAAACATCTTGAAAAGTGAACTCATAAACTCACTACATTTCATTATTGGTGCATTCGCTGACCAATCAATATTATTTCCATATAATGGTTTTGATATGTCTAATGTACCTGCCTCAAATGTCGAAATTGTAAATGTTACTAATGGATTGAGATTTAATGCGTGTTGGTAATCATCGGAAAAAATATAAATAATTGGTTGTATTGTCCATCCTTGTTGGACAAAATCGGATGAAGTTCCAGTTGATAATGTTACATCAGTATTTGTATTGTAAATAAAATCTTGAGTAGCATCATCCCATACCTCTAAGCTAATGTATGCGCCATTAATCATTAAGTAACTTTCAATACCATCGGTTAATATAAAACCCATATTTATACCTCTGATTGGTAAATCAGCTTGAATAGTCATATTACCAGCAATTACATAACTACCGCTAAAAGGAACGGTGTAAGTATTACCTGCGCTGATATTTGAACCTGGATCAATATCTATATTTAAAGTTGGTAATGAGGCAACAAAACAACTTCCACCAGTTGTGAAATTTGTAAATGTAAAATCATTTGTATCAAGTGTGATTGAACCACTATTAGTTAACTTGAATCGTGCAGTGTCAGGATTTCCTTGTTGTGCTATCAAATCACTTTCACCTATCCACGGAATCCACATCTTATCTAACTGCTCAGTAAGTGTGGTGCTATCCGCATCATTGAATTCAAAACCACTCAATGCGAAAATCTTATCGAATATATAACGTGATAAAACGAATGGAGTGAGTTCTGCAACCTTGGGAACAACGGATGAGAGTTCGCTAAGTATATTACGTGTACCAGACTCATTCACATTCATTACCCAATTTTGCCCTCTATCAGTTAATCCAAGATAAGTGTTTCCCGTTGTGTTAAAATCATTGATAGTATCATATTGAACAGTATAATCATAATCCGTTTGAAGTTCAGATGCTATGTAGTTTTTAAAGTCAGCATCTCCAATGGTCTTGAAAAAGTCCACCGTATTTCCAAAGAAAACAATATCTAAATCAGACACCTCCCCATTGGTTGTATAGGCAGCTTTGAATTGCACATAACCTTCAATGATTGGTATAGTATCAACTGTTATTGATGCGTTGATTTTACGCTTTGGATTGAAGCCACTGAACTGAAAAGTATTCTCTTGAATGAACCCAAAAATAGATGCATTTGTTTGGGTAAATGGTATTCTGAAATTACGTGAAAAGTTACCGCTTGGTTTCAAATCAGTAATGTCATTAAAGGACCAATTCAAAGATATGTTTTCGTTCTCGTAAAGGTCAACCAATACAGGCACTTCATTGTCCTGCGTGTATAAAATTAGTGCTGTTTCCATATTATGGACAAGTTCCTGAATAAACGTTTATTGTTATTGTGCCGTTATAGCCTGGGAAGGTCAATCCTGCCTTACCGAGGATGCCATAGATACCCGTGCCACCGCTTAAGTTATATGGATTCCACACAAGATCATTGACTTGCGTAGTGGTTAACGCTCCATTTAATACCCAATCCCATCCGTTGTAAGATGGCGCACTTGCGAACCTACCAAATGAGAAATAAAATGAGCCACTCATTGCCACACTTAAAGTGATTTCTACACGGTATGTTTGACCAGTTGTCAATCCATTAATGTCATCAGGTTGTCCATTGACATTCCAAATCTTTGGTTGGTATTTAGTACCTCCATTGGTACCCCAATTCACTCCTTGGAATACTACTGGATAGTCACCTGCAACTGGTGAAATATCAAGTGCATATGTATTACCAATTACCGCAACTGATGGCACTATTGTGCAGGCATTTGGATCAGGCAATGGGTATTCGTATGCGTTGATGTTTATAGTGTCGTACTCATTAGCTAATTGTAGGCGCAACGTTTGATTGTACTTCTTTGAATTGCGTTCTCTTTTCATCAAGTAGTTAGTGTCCTCCACAACAACTGGTAAAATATTAAACCCATCCACGTTGTCATCCACCATCCAAACTGATTTTGAATAGAACAAATCCCTCATCCATTTATATTCACTTTCAGTTATCCAATCACTTGTCAAGTTAATAAATGTCTTTGTGATTGGCTCACGCTCATTGAGTGACCTTGAATAGTTTTTGGTATCAAATGGTGTGCTTACATCAGCCGTGTTATAGTTACCGAGATAGGTCTTGTAGCGTTTCTTTTCAACGTCAATAGACCTTTCATTTTTCTTTATAAATGAGTAGCTATCCCATCCACCCAATTGGTTAAGCCAATACACGTGAACTGGATTATACTTGCAATCTTCGTCTATATAAAATCCGTATTTAGCAGTCACCTCTTCATCACTTACATCCACCCCTACGATAGTCCAAAATTGAGTATCATCAGCTTGT